GAGGTGCAGACGCAGACGTGAGCGGCGCACGTGCTCTCTTCTGCGGTGCTCAGGCGCTTGCAATGGCTGATATCGGTCTCCCAGAGATCGTTGAAGATACTTTCGATTATGAGAACCAAGCTGGTATCTCAATCGGCAAGATCTTCGGTCTACGCAAGCCTAAGTACAACAGCGATGTCAGCGGCAACGTCCAAGACTTCGGTGTTATCTGCTTAGACACTGCTCAGTAAGACCTATGAGCCCCTCTTCGGAGGGGCTCCCTTTTTTAGGGAGTAGATATGAAGGTAGTTAGTGATAAGGACATCCGAATCGCTCTGACCTCGGGGGCAGTTGTGCTGTTCCAAGCAGGGGTAGAACGCGAAGTATCCGAGGCTATTGGCCTACATGCGCTGCAAATGGGCGCAAAGCAGACCGATAGCGAACCAGAACTTGAGCCACCTGTTGAAGAAGTGACTGAAGAGACAGACGACGTAGTCGCCGCTCTCCAAGAACTGATCGTCGAAGGTGACCCAGATAACTTTAAGGTCGATGGCACGCCAAAAGCTGCCGTCGTTAACAAGTTGGTAGGTCGCACTGTCCCTGCGGATGAGCGCCTAACAGCTTGGGAAACAGCGCTTAACTCATAAGGGGTTTACATGACAGTCTCAGTCCAAAGCGTTATCGATCGTGTCCAGACCACTCTTCAAGACACCACGGGTATCCGTTGGCCGGTAACAGATGAACTGGTGCTGTGGGTAAACGATGCGCAACGCGAAATCGCACTGCTGAAGCCAGACGCTTCGGCAAAGAACGAAACCATCACGCTCGCTAGTGGCACTAAGCAGAGCATCCCAAGCACAGGCAATCGCCTGCTCCGGGCTGTTCGCAACATGTCAGCAGCGACAAACGGTACGGGTAAGCGCTCGGTGCGTTTGGTGTCTAGAGAGATCCTCGATGCGCAGACTCCCGACTGGCACGACCCTTCAGTCAGCGGCGACGCAGCGCACACCAACATTGTGAAGCACTACATCTACGATGAGCAGAACCCTCGCAACTTCTACGTCTACCCTGGTGTAAGTGGCTCGGCTTACCTAGAGATCGTGTTTTCGGCGAATCCGAACACAGTCGGGTTGAGTGACAACCTTGATGTGCCAGACGTGTTTGCCAACGCTGTCATGAACTATGTGCTGTACATGGCCTACATGAAGGACGCCGAGTACGCAGGTAACTCGCAGCGTGCAGCTAATCACTACCAGCTCTTTACGACTTCGGTCACTGGTAAGGGTCAGATCGACGCGATGACCACCCCTAACCTCGAGCAGGCTCGACCTGCTACACCTACACAGCTGGGGTAATAAATGGCTATCGCGTATGAGATGCTCCTCCCCGAAATCATCCCGATGGTTCCTGGGTGCCCTGACACGCTGATCGAAAACAGCATCAGAGCAGCTATCACTGAGCTGTGTGAGAAGGCAGGTGTGTTTCAGGAGGAGATCCAGTTCTCGACGGTAGCTGGTCAGTATGACTACACGCTGACTACGCCAACGGACTCTGTTGTCCACAAGATCATGACGGTCATTCATAAGGGTGTAGAACTGGAGCCAATCAGCTCAATCCTTTTGGAGCAGCGCAAGCCGAAGTGGCGCGAGACTGACTATTACGGGACGCCTGAGTATTGGTTGTATGAGGGTAGTCAACTCCGGTTAGTCCCGGTGCCAAGTGACTCAGAGACTGACTCAACGATCACTCGTGTTCAACTCAAACCGACAGTGGGCTCGACCGAAATTACTGATCGCCTCATCGTCGACTATCGCGATGTGATTGTTAACGGTGCGATCTACCGCCTACTTCGCATGCCATTGCGTGAGTGGACTGACTACGCAGGCGCACAAGTTTACGGAACGCTCTTCACTCAGGACGTCATTGCGGCGGAGCGACGAGCACGACAAGCAGACACCGGTATTGCCAGGAAGGTGAAGTACGGGGGCTTACATTCACCCCTCTCAAAGAAGAGAAACCGATATGGAAGAGAAGTTAGATGACCCAGTGTTTAGCGACATACGTCGCGAGTGGCATTGGGTCAAACCTGGGATAGAGGCGATCCTCGCTGAGGATAAGTTTCTGTCCTTTAGGCCAGAAGATGTGTACGCGGCATGTATTGCCCAAGAAGCACATCTCTGGACCACGGATGACGGATTTGTAGTCACGATTGGTGAGACAGATCCATTCAGCGGAGAGCGAGCACTGTTGGTCTGGCTCGCCGCTGCAAATAGACAGGGCCAGGGGCTGGTTAACGCGCATGAAGGTTTTTTCATGCGGGTGGCAAGAGAAGCCGGGTTTAGCAAGTTAACTGTTAAGTCGAGCATCCCAAAGATGTCCAACTACTTAACAGAGATGGGATGGGACATAGAGACCATAGTTTATTCAAAGGACTTAGCTGATGGGTAGCGGACCAAAGAAACAAGACTACGAGGCCTCAGAAGCGGAGAAGGCTTCAGCGTCAGTAGCGATGGCGGAGTACCAGTACTTCAAACAGCGCTATGACCCACTGCTCCGCCAGATGCGCGACAAGTCCATGTCTGAAGACATTGGCTCGACTCTTCGTGGCCGCGCTAACGCCGACACGATGCAGGCGCTGACGTCTCAACCGTCCTATCAAGCGACCCAGAGTACGACCGCTACCGGTGATATGGCGCAGGCGTATCAGGGCCAGCTCGGCGTTGCCAACCGTAACGCCAAACAGATCCAGAACACCATGAGGACCAATGTATTGGGCACAGCGCGTGGCCAGGCCGCAGACGCGCAGACCGGTATGGCACAGGCCTCACGTCTGGCGACTTCAGAAGCGCTGTCACGGGCGAAAGCGAAGCAGACCGTTGCGATGGCTAAGCAACAAGCAGCAGGTCAGCTTGCCGGGGCTCTTTTGATGCAAGGTGCTGAGAACATGAGTACGAAGGGCGAAAAGATGGCGGGTGATGGCATGGGTCCGCCCGAAGAGGTAAGCGGCACTTTCTTCACCCCCGTTAATTCACAAGGCCAACAAGTCAAGGGCGCTGGAGCCCGTCTGGGCTTCTCAGGATTCTTTGGAGGCTGATTATGGTTATGGGTAACCCAACAATAGGTTTTGGCGGGATAATGGACCGCACTCGACAGCTGGGCCAGCAGCAGTCCATGTACAACAACATGGGCCTTCCTGCCGTCGACGACCCAGAGCAGGCGTATGCGGATATCACACGCCAAGAGTACCTCGACTACGTCAATAACTACCGTGACTTTGAAGAGCAGCTTATTAATCAGGCGCAGAACGACACGAGCCTAATTGATCAAGCTCGGGACGATATCCAGGTAGCGCAGGGACTGGCACTCGGAATCTCGAACCGCAACGAGTCACGTTATGGAGCGGCACTGACCCCCGCACAGCGACAGCAGCAAGATGTTCGTCTGCAGCGAGCTAATACCCTTGGCGGTGTCCAGTCGGTTAACGACGCACGTATCGCACAACGCGAAGCCAATACCGCCTTACTTAGTGACCTAATCAACATCGGACAAGGCGTGAATCGAGCTTCGCAAAATCAATTGGGCTCTGCAGCAGCCGATGCTAATCAGCGCGAAAACGCCTACACGCAAGCGCGAGCTGCATCACGTGCGCAGACCTATTCGACCATCGGTAGCCTTGGCGCGATGGCGATTATGGCGTTCGCGTTTTAAGGGGGAAGTATGGCACTTGGTGATTTTGGCGGTGGGGTTGTTGCAGGCATACAAGGCGCACAAGCGTTTGCCCAGCAGCGCCGTGACAATCAGTTTCGACGAGATCAGCTCGATCTACAGACTCGCCAGCTAGAACTCAGTGCGGATGAGTTGCAGCTCTCAAGAGAAAAGCAGCAAGAGAATGTCCGACAGTTCAACGAAACTCTGAAAAGAACGGATCGAGGACTGGCTGTAGACGAAAGGAATGCTGACACCAGTCGTATGAATGCTGAGACCGATCAGGGTCGACTTAAGGTTCAGCAAGGCGAACTCGCAATTAAGCAGGCGCAGGAAGGTAGGGATGCAACTGAGTTTGGGAGAGAGCAATTTATCGAGCTATCAGGTGATCTCTTTGTTCAGGCCGGTAAGTACGGTTTAGTGTCCCCAGCCGACGCCACTAAGTTGGATGAAGATGTATTGGCTGGCCAGTTGCAGACAGGTGACCGTAATGCCACTGCGCTGTCACTACGAGTGCTTAACGAAGGTACGCTGCCTAAACCAAAGGGCTTCACATATACCGAGATTCGCAAAGGCCCAAACGGCGGTCTTAGTGTTATTGGTCGTTACGAAGACGGCAGTATGGGAGTGCTTACTGCGGAAGGTAGTGTTGAGAAGACCGACAAGGTTCTCATCCTAGACCCAAAGCAAGCCGCGAAGGCCGTGTCTAACGAGTGGCTGAACTTTCGCGTGTTAGATGGCGCAAAAGGACGAGCGGGCGCTGAGTACATGGCGATGAGGGGCGTTAATCAGGCTGACATCAACGCTCGTAGTCGAGCTGCCGATGAGCAGGCGACGGTTGTGACCACAATAGACGCACAGGGCAACCCAGCAGCGTCGAGAAGCTTTCGTACTGTTCTCGCTCTTGCAGAGACTGATGAAGAGCGACAACAGCTTGTTCGCCAAACAGCCATCGACCTTGGCATCGCTATACCCGAGCCAACAGCTCCAGAGCAGGTACCTGAGTCACCTAAATCAAGTGGCTATAGGGAATTAGACACAACGCTGAGTAATTCGATCGTGCCTTTGCCAGGAGGCGTTAAAGAAAATACGCTTGCTAGATATGAAGGCAGGCTGGAAACGGAGCTTGAGCGACTCAAAAATAGGGAAATAAGTGGCAATAGACCTGACCGGGTCAGCGCCCGCAACCGCAGGGACAAACGTATTGGGGAAATTGAAGCTGAGCTTGCCCAGATAAAAGGTGAAGAGGTCGCTCCGGCTGAAGCACCCAAGACCCCTGTCATGGACACCGAAGCCTGGGGCCAGTTCGAAGAGACTGTAATCCAGCGTGTTGACGGTATGTCTGACCAAGAGATCGACGCCGCTGTAGATTCTGGTGAACTGACGCTCACGGTTGATCAGGTAAACGTCATGGGGCAGCGCATGCAAGAGGCGGGTGTCCGTAGCATCGCGGATATTGCCAAGCTCCCAACAAACGAACAACTCGCAGCACGCGTGCTTCTGGCGGTGGTGGCACCTGACGAGAACGCCCGTGAACGTGCCCGCGAGGGGATGAGTAACCTCAAAGAGACAGGTACGACCAGCTATAGCCGTGCAGCTCTAGATGAGGCAGAAACGGACCGCCGTAAGGCAGACGCAAATGTGCTCAATGCGCAAGCGAGCCTACAAAATGCACAGACTAACTGGGCGAGATACGTCAAAGGCATCGATTCCGATGGTCGCTCTCGTTTAGGTCGTGCAGGGGAAAAAGCAGGCCAAGTATTTGACTCTATGGTGGCGCGATTCCGACCCGACCCAGAACGACCAGAGAAATTAACGAAAAACTATCGATCTGCATTGGCTGGGTTTAGCCAAGACCTTCGGAAGATCATAGCCACAAAAGCCGAGTTTAAAGGCGACGCCGAAGCGACAGAGATAATTGATGGCGCTATCAACGCAGGCATCAGTGAAGCTGTTGCAGTATTTGTAGACAATGGCCCTTCAGCCAGCTGGACCGCGTCACTGAAGTCTTTCTTCTTGGATTCTCCAAACGCGCAGGGAACGGACTTTTCTCTGTCACGTGTGCGGGTTAACGACCCACAGAACCCCACCGAACTCATCTATTTGTCATACGCAACAGATGCACAGGGTAACCGCACGGGAGAGCAACAAGGTGCCCGAATTAAAATTAGCGACTTGGAAAAGGTGAGTAAGGCGATAGCCGATTACGCAACGACAACGGCGATAGCGAATACCGCCAATGCGCAATAACTACCTCGACAGTCTCTTTGAACCAACTAATCCGGGCGAGCGCAACATGCTTGAAGGACCGGCACAGGCCAGTCCTACACCAACCGGTATTGGGGAGGTATTTAGCGCAGGCGTAAAAAGCGGAGCTGAAGGGCTTGCAGCTGATGTCGAATACTTCAAAGCACTGTTCAACACGGCTACTGGCGATGACGCCGAAGCAGCTCAAAACGTACGCAGAGCAAGAGTCACGGAGCAAGCAGCTGCTGCCCCGTTACAGAATGTAGAATCGTTTGAAGAGTTCCTAGATGAACCGACCGTTGATGGGTTCATTACTCAAGTTGCTAAGTCAGTAGGCCAGCTCACACCAAGCGCGGTTAGTAGCATCAGCGGTGCCGGTATCGGCGCTCTCGCCGGCCGTGCAGCATTTTCCCTTGGTGGCAGAAAAGCCGCTGAAAAGCTGGTTAAAGACTCAGTCGAGCGGACCGTCAAAGGTGTAGCTGATGCTGACGAGCGAATCATTGCGCAGATCTCTTATGACTACATGAAGAAAGGCGCTATAGCAGGCGCTTTTGGTGCAGAGTACGCACCCCTGTCAGGCTCTAACCTGAGTGAGGCGCTTGAGAGCGGAAAGGATTTGGACGAGGGCACTGCCGCCAGAGCCGCCCTCGTAGGTCTTCCACAGGCAGCAATAGGTGTGGGCGGTGAAGTTGCTCTACTTTCTTTGCTGGGTAAGGTAGCTAAGAAGCGTTCGGTAAAAGAAGGCGATATTTTAGCCAACCTGGCGAAAGACATAGGTGGGACATCTTTACGCGGTGCCGCTATTGAAGGCACAACGGAGTTCGCTCAGGAAGGCATTGCGGTAATAAACCGCATGGAGATGGACGATACCTTTGACGCAGAGCAAGCTCAGCTTCGACTTGCAGAGTCCGCCTTTGCTGGCTTCTTCGGCGGCGGTGCGGCAGCTGGCGTAGGTGCCGGAAGTGTCCAAGCCGTCAAAGCCGGGGCTGATCCCGCAAAGCAATTTGCAGATCAGGCTATCGATAAGACTGCCAATATTGTCGACAAAGCCAAGCGCATGCTCGATGAAGCGCGAGGCCAGCGTGTTGAAGAAGAGATAGTCAGAGAGCAGTCCAACGCTTCTGGCTTTGATCAAACCGCGCCAGAGCCACAGTCCGATCTGAATGCACAGCTTAACGCCATGGTCGATCCGACTAGCGACAAGAAAGCTGTGTGGGTAGCGGGTGACGAGCCTCAGTACAGCGCACGTGTAAATAAAGCCACCCCCGTCGAGGTTAACGGCAAATCAGCATTTGCTGCTTTTATCTTC